ATTAAGGTGCCTTACGTCGTTACATTGGACGAAAACAGCGGTCAAGTAGTCAGCGTCCGCCGTAACTGGCTAGAAGACGACGAATACAAGTGCCGACGCGAGTATTTCGTGCATTATGTGCTTGTAGAAGGACCCGGAGCCTACGGTTTGGGCTTTGTACACCTAATTGGTGGCCTTTCTAAGACCGCAACCTCTGCACTGCGTCAACTTCTTGACGCCGGAACGCTAGCTAACCTCCCTGCGGGCTTCAAAGCCAAGGGAGCGCGCATTGCAGACGAGGATGGGCCTATTCAGCCGGGCGAATGGCGGGATATTGACGCCGGCGGCGCTGAATTGACGTCTTCTTTGCTGCCATTGCCCTATAAAGAGCCCTCCCAGACGCTATTTACCCTTCTTGGCTTCACTGTAGACGCGGGAAGACGCCTTGCAGGCATTGCTGATATGCAGGTAGGTGATGGAAATCAACAGGCTGCTGTTGGTACTACACTGGCTTTGCTTGAGCGTGGCTCTATGGTGATGTCAGCGGTTCATAAGCGCCTTTACTACGCTCAGACGCAAGAATTTGAGATGTTGGCGCATGGATTTGGGCAATATTTACCCGATAATTACCCATATGACGTGCCCGGAGCGTCTAGATGTGTAAAAAAGGCAGATTTTTCCCACATGGTCGCTGTATTGCCCGTAGCGGACCCCAATGTATTCTCTGCTGCTCAACGCATTACTCTCGCACAGACTCAACTGCAGCTAGCGCAAAGTGCGCCGCAGATGCACAACATGTATGAGGCGTATTACCGCGTCTATCAGGCAATGAACGTGCGTGACATTGACGGCATTCTTAAAGTCCAAACTAACCAGATGCCTAAGGACCCTGCTAGCGAGAATATGGAAGTGGCCGATGGCAAAGAGCTCAAAGCCTTTGCCGGTCAACAGCATGACGCCCATATTGCCTCTCACTTAATGATGGGCTTATCTCCTCTTATGCAGGCCAACCCTTTAGCCGCGGCAGAACTGCAAAAACACATCTTGCAGCACATTCGTTTGAAAGCGGAAGAGGCCACTGAGGCAGAACTGTTTATGGAGTACGGTGAAGACCCAGACAGAATGATTTCTGACTTGCAACGTGAGGCAATGATCTCTATTAAGGTCGCCGAATACATGATTGAAATGAAGTCTCTGCAAGGTCAGCTCTCTGGAGAAGGCCAAGGCGAAGACCCAGTTGTTGCACTCAAAGCACAAGAGCTCCAGCAACGCGCTGCTAAGGACCAAGCAGATATTCAGGCCAAGCAAGAGGGCCTGAAGATCGAGCAGCAACGTATTGCTGCTAATCAGCAGGCCAACGAAGCGCGTATTCAAGGCCAGAAAGACATTGCTGATCAGCGCGCAGCCGTTGCCATGGAGCGAATCTATGCTCCTAAACAAGGAGGCCGCTAATGCCTTTGAAAAAAGGTTCTAGCCAAAAAACTATTTCTAGCAATATCCGCACTGAGATTGCCGCGGGTAAGCCTAAAAAGCAGGCGATTGCAATCGCCTTAAACACTGCAGGCAAGAGTAAGCCTGTTAAGAAAAAAGCCGGAGGCTCTGTGAAGAAGCCTGCGGTTAGAACCGTCAAGAAGCGTGACGGTAACAGACCCGTTAAGATTTATTAACGCAAGCCTTCCAGATGGTGGCATTAAACCGTCTGCTTACATGGAAACACGACCATGCTTGAGTTCGCAGAAAGCGTACTGCGCGAAGTCAGAAAGCTAGAGAAAGATTCAGAAACCATTATTCTTAATGGTTCTATCTCTGACATGGAGCGCTACCGTTTCATGATGGGCCGTTTGGAAGGTATAAAACTTGTGGATGAAATTATCCGACACCAGTTGGGTAAGTATTCAGAAGAATAACCAACCAAAGGAGCCTATATGGAACCCGAGAAGAAGCTAACGCCTCTCGAAGAAAAGTGGAAAGCTGAGGCAGAAAAGCCGAAGAAAACCACTCTTGACGATGCGTATACCCAAGAGGGGAAAGTAGCAGACGAAGGCCTGTCTGAGTCTGTACTCAACCTTATCCCTAAACCCACCGGATGGCGTATAGCCATTCTTCCTTTCCGCGGTGCTAAAACCACTAAGGGCGGCATTGTGCTTGCACCAGAAACCCAGAAGCAGACACAGCTAGCGACTAACGTCGGCTATGTTTTGAAGATGGGTGACTTAGCTTTTGCTGACGAGTCAAAGTTCCCATACGGACCGTGGTGCAAGGAAGGGGATTGGGTGATCTTTGGCCGGTATGCCGGTTCTCGGATTCAGATAGACGGCGGCGAGATTCGTCTACTCAATGACGATGAAATTCTTGGGATCGTGAATGATCCTGACGACATTATTCACATGTAAGGAGAGATGGAATGAGCGAACCTAAGAACGAAGAATTAGAATTTAACATTGGCGACGATGAGCAAGAAGCTACTGTTGAAATGAATGAAGATGGCAGCGACGCTAAGCTAGAGGCTGCCGACGAAACACCTATTGTTGAAGAAGAGGTGGAGCAGAAAGCTGAAGCACCTAAGTCAGAAGAGCTTGATAACTATTCGGACAAAGTAAAAAAGCGCATTGATAAGCTTACTGCTCGTCTCCGCGAGACTCAGCGTCGTGAAGAAGCAGCTATTGAGTATGCGAAGAGTGTGCAACAGCAAAACGAAGAGCTGCAACAGAAGTACACTAAGACCGACACTGAGAGACTGGGCGAGGCCAAGAACCGTGTAGAAACACAGGTTACGGCGCTTAAGCACATTATCAAGAAAGCCCGTGAAGAGGGCGACATTGATACAGAAACTGAGGCACAACAAAGACTTACGACTATAGTCTGGGAGCAACAGCGTTTAGCCCAAACGCTTCAAGAGCGTGAGTTAGCCTCAAAACAGCCGCAGCAGCCGAGAGAAGTTCCTGAAATACTGCAGCCTCGTCGGGCGGAGCCTGACCCAAGAGCAGAAGAGTGGGCGGAAAGCAACCCTTGGTTTGGTCAAAATACAGTAATGACTCACGCTGTATGGGGGTTACATAAAGACTTAATACAGAAAGAAGGGTTTGACCCAACCAGTAATGAGTATTATGATGAAATAGACCGTAGAATGCGTACCCTATTTCCGCAGGAGTTTCAAATAGATGAAGCACCCGCGCAACAAACTAACAGGAATAGCCGTCCCGTGCAGACGGTGGCCCCTGCAAACCGCTCGTCGGGAATAAATAATTCAGCACGCCGCTCCGTTCGGTTGAAGCCGAGTCAGGTAGCCATAGCAAAGAAACTTGGGGTTCCACTTGAAGAATACGCAAAATACGTGAAGGAGTAACACATGAGTAACGAAAGCAACGTGCCAAAACTTAATCGCAGTGCCCGCGGAACTGAAAGCCGCGAAAAGACTGCGCGCCGTAAGCCTTGGGCTCCTCCTTCTCGATTGGATGCTCCTCCTGCTCCAGATGGTTATAGACATCGTTGGATCAGAGCGGAATCTGGTGGTCAGGATGATCGTATTAACGTAGCAGGCAAACTCCGCGAGGGGTATGAACTTGTTCGTGCAGACGAATATCCAGATTACGAGACAAGCTCTGCTGATGATGGCAAGCATGCAGGCGTAGTGAGCGTAGGCTCGCTAGTATTAGCCCGTATACCTGATGAAACAGCAGAAGAGCGTCGAGCGTACTATTCTTCACGAACCCATGATCAGCTAAGGGCTGTCGATAATGACCTGTTGAAGACGAATGCACACTCGTCTATGAAGATCAACACGCCAGAACGCCAGTCCCGCGTAAGTCTCGGTGGTCCTCGAACGGACACCGAATAACTCATTTAAAGGACATTTATCATGGCTAATGTAGATAAAGCTTTCGGTATGCGTCCGCTCGGTAACCTTTCTGCCTCTGGTTCACAGAAGCAGTTCGGCTATGAGATTGCGGACAATCAGGCCGGCGCAATTTACCAAGGCGACTTGGTAACAGTGTATGACGGCTACCTCGTCCAGTTTAACCCTAGCACTCACACTGCTGCGGTTGGTGTTTTCAATGGTTGTAACTACATTGATCCTACTACTGGCAAGCCAACTTGGAAAAACTACTACCCCGGTTCAGTCAACATCACTCAAGGCAAGATCATTGCTGACGTTCTTGACGATCCTAATCAGTTGTTCATCATCCAGAACGACGGCACATCTGCTGCCGCCAACTATGGTAAGAACGCTGATGTAGTAATGGGCACTGGCAGCACCACTACTGGTGTTTCTGGTATGGAACTTAGTACATCCACTATTGCAAACACTGCAGCGTTGAACGTGAAGATCGTAGGTCTTTGGGACGTTCCTAACAATGCTGTGGGCGCAAACGCTGTTGTGGTTGTTAAGATCAACGAACACCTCTACGGTAGTGCAGGTGTTGCAGGACAAGGAGCTTAAACCATGGCTATTTCACGTTCACAACTAGTAAAAGAGCTTGAGCCCGGTCTGAACGCCTTGTTTGGTCTGGAGTATCAAAACTACGAAAACGAGCATGCTGAAATCTACGAAACCGAGTCTTCTGACCGTGCCTTCGAAGAGGAGGTGATGCTTTCCGGGTTTGGCGAGGCACCAGTTAAGACTGAAGGCGCAGGCGTTGCATACGACCAAGCGCAAGAAGTCTACACTGCTCGCTACACTCACGAGACAATCGCTCTTGCGTTCTCATTGACTGAAGAAGCGATTGAAGACAACCTGTATGACCGCCTTGCGGCTCGTTATACTAAGGCTCTTGCTCGTTCGATGGCCACTACTAAGCAGATCAAAGCTGCTTCTATCCTCAATGGCGCATTCACTACCTCTACAGGCGGTGACGGCAAGCCATTGTGTGCGACAGATCACCCCACTCTGAGTGGTCCTGATCTTCGCAACGAGCTGTCAGTAGCTGCTGACCTTTCAGAGACTTCTCTCGAGCAGGCTCTGATCGACATCGCTGCATTCACTGACGAGCGTGGACTGAAGATTGCTGTCCAAGGCCTCAAGCTGATTATTCCTAAGGAACTTCAGTTCACAGCCGACCGCATCCTGAAGTCTACTCTGCGTGTTGGTACTGCAGACAACGACATCAACGCCGTTCGCAACATGGGAATGGTGCCTCAGGGCTACTCAGTCAACCACTATCTGACTGACCCTGACGCATTCTTCATCATGACTGATGCGCCTAACGGCATGAAGATGTTCCAACGTGTAGCTATCAAGACTGGCTTCGAAGGCGACTTCGAAACTGGTAACGTCCGCTACAAGGCACGTGAGCGTTATAGCTTTGGCTTCAGCGATCCACGTGGTATCTTCGGCTCACCGGGTACTCCGTAAGCTAGTTGATGCAAAGGAAGGGCCCTTCGGGGCCCTTTTTTTATGGAAGAAAAAATGCCAAGACAACCCAAAGTAAAAAAAGAGCCTTCGCAAGGCTCTCGCCTTTGCACGTCGTGCAACAAAGTCAGACTCTTATCTCAGTTTGAACATTTTAAAGATGGGCAGGTGCGTGGTGTTTGCCAGAAATGCGTCACTCTTCAACGCGCTCGTAAAGCATCTGCAACTCCCGAAGCTTATCTTCGCATAGTAAACACTCAGCTTAAGTCTGGGAGGACCAAACAAGGCATTCAGTACGATCTTTCCTCCGATGAGGTAATAGAAATCTGGGAAGCACAAAATGGTCGGTGTGCTCTTTCTGGCGTCCTCATGACGCATCAACGGGATGGGAGCTACGGAGACAGAACAAGAAAAGAGTTCAATGCCTCAATAGACAGGATAAATCCTTCTGGGCCATATACTAGAGACAATGTGCAGTTGGTAGCTACTCGAGTAAATACTATGAAACACACCCTTAGCCAAGACATGTTTCTTTGGTGGGTCAAAAACATACATGAAAAAATGGCTGAATAATCCTCTTCCATTCGTCGTAAAATAATGTAATATTCAAGTGTACCGGGGTCATCCGGTGTATCTGACAGTCCCGGCTGACGACATGCAGACAGATGCACCCCAAAATTAACTCGCATGTGAGGATTCTCAAAATGGCGAATACTACTTTTACAGGTCCGGTCATATCGACCAATGGCTTTGTAGGTGATGTTACTGGTAACGTAACTCAATCCGTAACTGCTGTAACTGCTACTGGCACAAACCTTGCTACTGCTGCCGCTCTCTCGGCTGGTGTTAACGTAGTTGCTGGTGCCGACGGTACTAAGGGCGTAGCCCTCCCCGCAGCTCTAGCTGGCGCAACAATCACTGTTTATAGCTCAGTTGCTACTAATGGACTTAAGGTTTATTCGCAAACTGCTGAAACTATTAACGGTGGCGCTTCTGTGACTATGGAAGGCCAAACTTTCCTGCAAGCTATTGCAACTGCTGACGGTGCTTGGATTACAACTATATTCACTGCTGATACTTAATAGGTTTTCCTATAGAGGAGTGAATTATGTCTAGTTCAGATATTTGGGCGATAACGCCCTCTACAAGCGCTACATTGCTTCGAGCCGCCGCTACTATTGGTAGTGCAGGCTCACTTGCACTGCTGACCAACGATGTCAGTCCGTACGGTACGGGATATAAGGTCCTGATTACCTGTGCGGGCGACAACGTGGGCACAGACTTTACGATTGTGGGTATTAAGGTTGGCGATCTTACTGGAGCTTACACTACGGAAGTAGTGGCGGGTGTTGATACTGACTCTGCTAGCTCTACTAACTTCTATACCTATGTTGCAAGTATTACAGCAAGTGCGACTTCAGCAACGAACGTAAGCATTGGTACTACTGGCTCGCTGGCCCTACCCCGTACTCGCATTAAAAGCTTGTATTATGTAGGTACGGCGTCTGCTGGCTCTATCAAGTTCAACGTAAATAGCACCGACGGTTCTTTGCTTTTGCAGATTGACACGCCTACTTCGGCAGCGTCTTTCTCGGATAGTGTTACGATTCCTGATCTTGGTATTCTAACTACCCGTAGCAGCAAGACGGACTTTGCTATTATGACCTTGACCAACATTACTAATGTGACGGTGTTCTGTGGCTAGTCGAGTAGACAAATCGAAAATGGCTTGTAATAAGCCTAAGCGGACTCCTTCGCACCCCAAAAAGTCTCATGTAGTTAAGGCTTGTGAGGGTGGGAAGGAGAAAGTTATTCGTTTTGGCGAGCAAGGTGCGTCTACTGCTGGTAAACCTAAGTCTGGTGAATCTGCTAGAATGAAGGCCAAGCGCAAATCGTTTAAAGCCCGACACGGTAAG